TGATTCTAGATATATTAGAATCAACACTAAAAAAGTGGCGTTCTTCTGCAAAAGAAATGCAGAGAGACAAAGATTGCAACTTGCAAACTTATGAAAATTTAGTTGATAAGTGTGCAGAATTGGAGTATACTATGAAAGAATTGGAGAAATATAAATGAACGATTTTTTAAATAAAATGATAAAAGAAACAGGAAATGAATATGCCGGTATCGTATCTGGTGGAATAGACGGAAGTGATGTAACTGGATTCATTGATACTGGTTCGTATGCATTCAATGCTCTGTTATCTGGTTCATTATATGGTGGTATAGCAAATAATAAAATAACCGCACTTGCGGGCCCCAGTGGAGTTGGAAAAACATTCTTTGCTCTGGGAATGTGTAGTAAATTCTTACAAGACAATCCAGAAGGTGTGGTATTGTATTTTGATACCGAACAAGCAATTACATCAGAAATGATTTCAGAAAGGGGGTTAGACACAGACAGAATTGCAATCTTTCCTGTTGCCACGGTTGAAACATTTAGATATCAAGCAATTACAATAGTTGATTCTTATATTAACAACAAAGAGAAAAAACCAATTTTAATTATATTGGACTCGTTGGGAATGCTTTCTACTGAAAAGGAAATAGAAGATACTGCCGCAGGTAAATCAACAAGAGATATGACAAGAGCCCAGATTTTGAAAGCATCGTTTCGGGTTCTAACATTGAAGTTGGGAATAGCAGGAATCCCGTTAGTAATGACGAACCACACTTATGATCAAATAGGAACAATGTATCCAACCCAACAAATGTCGGGGGGCAAAGGATTATATTATTCGGCATCTACAATTGTTTATCTTTCAAGAAGGAAAGTAAAAGAAGGAACGGATGTTATAGGCAACATCATTCATTGTAAATTATACAAGGGTAGATTGACGAAAGAAAATTCAATGATTGATGTCATGTTGGATTATAGTACAGGATTGAATCCTTATTATGGATTAGTGCCTTTGGCAGTTAAATATGAAATTTTCAAAAAAGTGTCCACTAGAATAGAGTTACCGAACGGGAAGACGGCATTTGAAAAATCTATCAATAACGAACCGGAAAAGTATTTTACCGAAGATGTAATGAAACAACTTGAAGAAGCGGCTGAAAAAGAATTCAAGTATGGTAACATAGAACAGGAGAATGAAAATGGCGAATGATGTAACCAATTATATCACAATCGAAGGCAATGAAGCAGCACAACTAGAATTTGCAAGACTTTCTGGTGCAATCAATATAAATAAGCACGAAAACTTGGAGGTTGCTGATGTTTTATGGAACGGTGATTTTGACAATCATATCAATTGGACAATAGATAATATTGGAGCAAAATGGTGTGTGGTTGAAGAAGTATATGAAGATTATTGGATTCTAACTTCTGCATGGCACAAAGTTGACGGTATTCAGGATAAACTTTATGAACACCTTTCAAAATTCGATGAGGATATTCTTGTGCGAATGTTTTATGAAGACGAAAATCCAGATTTTACAGGAATTCGTATTCGTTATCGTGATGAATATATTGATGAGTGTGAAGAAGATGGTCTTTATGAAGAACTCGAACAAGTGGCTGAGGAAGCAGGAGAAGATATTTGGGAAGATGCATTCCGAGAACGACTTGAAGAAATTCACGAAATGATAGAACAAGTTATTGGTGAAGAAATTTCGTATTTAAAGGGTGAGGAAATTATAAATGACTAATTATAAATTTGATGATTCAGATAAAACCATTCAACCAGTTCCTGTTGTTATTACAGAAGGCAAATATGAAGGAATAAAATTTCAATATGGTCGTATTGCATTTGACGAGAAGGATGATCAATTGGCATTAAAATTTGATTATAATTTAATAGATAATCCAAACGAATTAGAAGAAAATAAAGAGTTTATTAATACTTTGGGAGAAATACTGATTTTGGTATTAGAAGAAGAGATAGAAGAAACGGGTGAAGATTTCCTTGAGGAAACTGTAGTAAATGAAAACGGTTGAGGTAGTAATACTACAAAATCTAATATACAACGAAGAGTATGCTCGTAAGGTAATTCCTTTTTTACGAGAAGAATATTTTCATGATAAAATTGAAAAATTAGTTTTCGGCCTAATTCAAGAATTCATTATAAAATACAATAATCTTCCGACAAAAGAAGCATTAAGCATTTCTCTAGAAAAGGTTTCAACCATCAATGAAGATGAATTTAAAGATGCTTTAAATGTTATTGATTCTTTTTCGGAGAATGATGCAAATGAAGACTGGTTAGCAACAGAAACTGAAAAGTTTTGTAAAGATAAAGCAGTATATAATGCAATCATGGAATCTATTCATATTATTGACGGGAAATCAAAAGATAAAACAGATACTGCAATACCACACATTTTATCTGACGCACTTGCAGTTTCTTTTGACACTCATATTGGACACGATTATATTGAAGATTCGGATGAACGATATAAATTTTATCACCAAAAAGAAAAACGAATTCCGTTTGATATAGAATTTTTAAATGATATTACTTCGGGAGGAACACCAAGCAAGACACTCAATATAATAATTGCAGGAACAGCGGTTGGGAAGTCAGCATTTTTGTGCCATCATGCTGCTTCTTGTTTGGATGCTAATTATAATGTTCTTTATATCACTTGCGAAATGGCAGAAGAGAAGATTGCAGAACGCATTGATGCAAATCTTATGGACATTACACTTGATAATCTTAAAGAATTACCAAAAAATGTTTATGATAAAAAGATGAATACTATTGCATCTAATATGACAGGCAAACTTATTATCAAAGAATATCCTACTGCATCTGCAAATGCAAATCATTTCAGATCGTTGCTTGATGAATTACAGATGAAAAAGAAATTTAAACCAAACATTATATTCATAGATTATTTAAATATTTGTGCATCTTCTAGAATTAAAGGTGGAGTAAATATAAATACTTATCAATTAGTAAAGTCAATTGCAGAAGAACTTCGGGGACTTGCTGTAGAAAGAGATGTTCCGATTTGGTCTGCAACACAAGTAAACAGAGCAGGATTCAACAACTCTGATTTTGGGCTTGAAGATACATCAGAAAGTTTTGGACTTCCTGCAACTTGCGATTTTATGATTGCATTGATTTCTACGGAAGAATTAGAGGAAAAAGGACAGATATTGGTAAAGCAATTGAAGAACAGATATAATGATACCTTTACGAATAGAAAATTCATACTAAACATCAATCGTGCAAAAATGAAATTCTCAGATTCTCCAAAACTGGAACAAATAGGATTGGTTGAATCTAACCAAACAGAAGAATTAAAATCTGGTAGCGGCTTTGATGGAAAACAATTTGACGAAAAATTTGCTGTGGGTGATAAGTTTAATGATTGGAACATTTAGATGTCCAGTTACATAGACAAAAAATATATTAACATAATTTCTCCTCAACTCGATAAATTCAAGTGGAAAAAAGAAAACCTTGCAAACTGTAGGTGTAAAATATGCGGAGACTCACAAAAAAATAAAACTAAGGCAAGAGGATATTTTTACCAAAAAGGAAATGATTTTTTTTATAAGTGTCATAATTGCGGAACGGGAATGAACCTATATAATTTTCTAAAAGAAGTTTCTCCTGCACTATGCAAAGAATATTCATTAGAAAGATACAGAAACGGTGAGAACGGCAAATCAAATTATATAAAACCGAAGGAAGAAGAAGTGTTCAAATTCAAAGAAGCGAAACCAAAATTCAAAAAGAAAGATAAGTTAATAGATGACTTGATTTGTCTGAACGATTTGCCAGATAAGCATAAGGCAAGACAATTTGCAGATATGCGAATTATTCCAAAAGAATATTGGAAGTTGTTGTATTATGCTGACGACTTCGCAACATTTGCAAGCAAGTTAGACAAAGATTGCAACCTTTTCGCGGAAGAAGAAAGATTAGTAATTCCGTTTTTCAATAGCCACGGTGATGTTGTTGCTGTTCAAGGAAGATCATTGAGTATGTCTGATGAGGTAGATGCTCGAAACACACTCAAATATATTACGGTGAAGCACGATAAAAGTATAGATCGATTATGGTATGGGTTGTGGAGAGCAAATCCCAAGAAACGAGTATATGTTGTAGAGGGACCAATTGATTCTCTATTTTTGAAAAATTCAGTTGCTATGGTAGGTGCTGGTGCGTTGAAGGAAATTCCGAAGAGACTAGAAAATACTCCTATG